GGTGTCCAGCGGAATGGAGGCGGGATAGACAATTTGCCGGTCCATAAGCAATCCTCAATTCGAAAGGGCTGTCCATGCGATGGTTGCGGCCGGCATCGAATCTGCCACGGCCGCCAAAATCTGCGCATCTGTCACGGCACCGGTGACGAGGCTGCTATCGCCCCAGGCGAGCGCTCCGGCATTCCAGCCACCGAGAGCGAAGTTTGCCCCTGCGGTGCCCCAGCCGCCGACATTGGCGATGCCGCCCCCCGTCGGTCGGTAGGCCAGAACGAAGCATTGATAGGGCAAAAGAAGATTTCCCCATCCGCCGCTCGCATTCCACGCAAGTGCGATGCTGTTGAGGCCGCCCGTATCGCTCGCATTTGCGGGTTCGAAGATCTGCGGTACGCGGCCTGTGAGTTCCGTCAGATTGTTGATCAATGCGGCACGGGTGCCGCGAAGACGCTGAAGATTGAACAGGATGCGTGTGCGAAAGCCTGCATCTCCCTCGCCGCTCTCTCTGGCCCAGGATAGGCCTCCGAAATCGCGAGCAATCAGGTCCAGCCAGCCATCGGTCGCTGTGGCGATGCGCGCCTGCTGCTGGGCGTAGGTCAGCAGAGAGTAAACCCAGGCCCAGGCATTTCCGAGGCCGGCCATAAGCGCGTCGAGGACTGGAGTTTCATCGGGGAACCAGCCGGTCGGTAGCACCGCCTTGAGACGCGTCACCATGTCGTTCTGGTCGCCGGTCATCGGGTTGCTCATCAGCTGATCGCGAGGGTGCCGATTTTGATAACCGAACCGGGTCCTGTGATCAGGTCGGCGGTCCCGCCTTGCAGCGTAAGATCATTGACATTGGCCACGCTGGGGCTCGCGTCATAAGCAAGTTGTGCCAGCCGCGTGTACGCGAGCGTGGCACCAACTGCGAGCGTGTTGACATATGCCGTGATAGCGGAATTGACGGCAGAGATAGCCATGCTGCTGTTTGAACTGCTTGCGGTGACCAAGTTCAAGGAAATATTGGCCGAAATCAGGACTGGTGCCTGGATGGCGAAGGTCGAGCCTAGAGGCCGGACCGCATCCACCGCAGTCTGGACGGACGAGAGCAGCGCAGCGGGTGGTGCGCCGGAACCATCATCCACGGTCACGATGAAGTGGCCGGGCAGGTAGTTTCCGCTTGCGTCGCCATTCTCTTGCACAGTGCAGGTGACGTTCTGTTGCAAACTCATGGTAGCGTAGGTGATGGCCTGCAATGTCGCTCGGGTTCGGCTATCAATGAATCCCTGAAATCGCGCCCGAAACGCGGCATCAGACTCGGCATCCATTCCACCGCTCAAAGCATTGGCGTTCGTGACCGTGTCCACACCCGGAATGGCGCTCGCGATCAGGCTGATCGTCCCAGGCAAGACGTTTCCGGCGGAGCCGGCGACAGATGAGGACACCGGCACAGTGACGGAGGCAACGCCGCTGCCGATGACGTAGCCTGATTGCACCGCGGACCAGGCGGAATTTGCAATATCGGTCGTTACCGCAAATTCGGACGTGCTGTCGGACGTTGTCACAACCGTACCCACCGGAACGAGCGCTGTCATGGTCGCAGTATAGCGGCCAAATGTGACGCTCCCCGAGGCCGCCACGGCAGCGAGCCTGGAAAAACCAAAATCCGCTCCGAAGCTGTCAGCATCGGGGCCGGTGCTTGTCGAAAGTCGCGTCGTCTGCAGGGTAAGAAGGACCAGCCATTGCAGCCATAGCACGAGGGCGGCATTCGCTTCGAGGAGGGCGCGGAGGACGGAGCCAGCGGTGAAGTCGAGTAACTGCGATGCGCTGGCCTGCACTGCCGCGGCAGATTGCTCAACGAGTGTGGTAAAGTTTTGAAGCGACAGATTCATAATGACCTATCTCGATGACGCGTTGGTGGACGTCAGGGGGTGATCGATACACCCACAGCCTGCGCGGAATTTTCCACGGCGTCGACATAGCTTATGGAAAGGGAGACAATGCTGCCTGAAGCGCTCACATCCACCGAAGGTGCGGGACTGTGTGCCACTACAGCTTCAAGGAAGATCTGGCTCCGTACGATCCCCGCTATGGCGTCGGCCTGAACGGGCGTGCCAATCATGGCCGGAAGTCCGGCGCCATAGGTCAGTTGCCAGATATAGTCTCCAGCATTGGTCAACAGCCGGCGTAGAACGCGCTGCTGACCGAGGGCAGTGCCAGAAAGAACGCCGAGATCGCCATGCGCGGCTATGGCGAGATCGCCGCCGAAGACATGATTAAGGTCGGACATGATGCCTTACGCTTGGGGTATCGGCAGCCCGGTACTGGCGGGCCCCGTTTGAACATTGGGGTGGACATGCTCGTCATAGATTTGACGGAACGATGCGAGCGTTCCGCGGCCGCCCCCTTGATCGGAAATGTCGCCACTCACGGTCAGATTGCCTTGCAGATCCACCGTTCCGGTCAGGTTCCAGATCGTGGCTTTGCCTTCGATGGTCCCGTCGTTATGCAGTTTGAGGTAGGCGCCGGACTGATGCACAATCCACAACTCGCCCGCGGGGGCAGCGGGAGGGCTCGCCTGCAGGGAAAAGAGACCGCCGAGGATGATGCCATGCTCGGCCTGTCCCTCCTGGGCGAGCACGATGACCTGCTGGCCAGGCGACGGTGGTGCCACAATCCCCCAGCCGGCGCCGACCCACTGGCTGGCGACCGGCAGCCAGCCGCTCAAGACGCCTTCGGGTTGCAGAGTAACCTTGACGCAGTAACTTGCGGGATCGACCGATTGCACAATGCCGCAGCGGAGTAGGCCCTGAGTGTTGCTCATCGCACTCGCTTGCGCGCGAACGGCGTTGACCCAGGCATCCATCATGGTGCGGCCGCCAATGGCGTGTTGACGGCGCGAACGGTTTGTACGAAGCCACCCTGTCGTGAGATTCTCCGTACGATCTCATCGACAATGTAAGTCTGATCAAACTCCGTTTGAGTGCCCTGCAGTGAAACCAGGCTGCGCGGAGCAAGAATGAGCTCGCCGGGCATCTGGGCTATGATCACGCGTTCATGTCGGCTGAGATCGAGAAGGGTTTGCGTAGCAAGAGCCACGGCGTCCTGGGCCGATAGGTTCGGCTGTATCAAGACATAGGTGGTTGCCTTGGTCTGGGTGTTCTCTGCTGTTGCGTGGGTTAGGCCATTGGCCGACGAGCGAACACTTTGGCTTATCATGCCCTGCTGCCGGCTGTTCCAACTCTGGACCGTCACGACAATATCTCGTGCCAGAGCGAGGGAGCGTTGCATGCGAAGCGTTGTCATCGTGGATGTCGCGTTGCCGCCCGGCTGCCACTGCCAGACCGCGGGCAGTGTTTCCGCCAGCGGTGGGGCAAAGATGAGATTTTGGTTCTCGATGAGAAGGTCGTAGCCTTCGGTCTGAGCCAGCGCACACAGGAGGTCCCATTCGGTGACCGTCGTTGAGGATTGATAGAGGGACGAAAGTGCATGTCCATCTTGATAGTATCGGCCGACGGGCGTCGATGTCGTCGTGATGATCGGTGTCAAGCCGTGGCGCAGGGCGAGGGTCTGGGCAATTTCACTCGCCGTCTGATTGGAGAACGTTTCGGCCGTCAGGCTGTCGATGAGGAGCGCACTCAGGTCCCGCCCGCTGATCTCGACCGTGCCTTCGTTCATATTGATGGAAAGATCGTCGACCGGTCCGATGATCAGACTCTGCCAAAGTGCCGCGGCAGGTGGCAAACCGCTTATGGCGAGGCCGACGCGCACTTCTGCGACAGCCTCTGTCATGCTGCTGAAGTCCGCTGCGGACATCGCGGCGCTTTTGCCGAGTGCAAGGTCTACACGGAACCAGCCAGAAATTTGATGGTTGCTGGTGCCTACTTCGGCCGTCTCAACGCCTGCGATCTCCACCCCATCGAGAAGAAGTTGCACATAGACGCTGCGCGCTGGTCCGAAGCTATTGGCTGGCAATGCCACCTCCAGCGGCCGGATCTACGGCTGGAAGAGCCAAAATCGTGACGCCGGAAAGCTGAGGATCCTTCAGATTGTTCAGCTGAGCGATGCGGATCCATTGGGTGGCGTCACCGAGCCAAGCTGAGGCGATATGGAAGAGGTCGCCACCGACCACGGTAATATTTGTCGTAGCGGTCACGTCCCGACTCCTGTCAGGGTCGAAAGGCCACGGCCAAGAAAGCCCTGAGCGGCCGCGAGGGAGGCAAGTTGCCCGGAACTGGCCGAAGCCGCGTGGACATTCGCTGCGGACGCCGCGGGGTCTTCGCCGGAAAGGCTGATGTCGAAATTCGGCAAGCCACTTCCTGCAGTGGTCATGCCGTTCGTCAGATTCGCCTGCGCAGCTGATAGAGCAGACAGGCTTTGCCCATAGGCGGCGGTACCAAAGGTCGTCGCACCTGTGGCAGAAATGGCCGTTTGTGCTGCACCGAGGCTCGTCGAGGCGGAGCCAAGCAAGCCCGATGCGCTTGTGAGGTCGGCTGCTATGCTGATGGCAGCGGAAACGGCGGTCGCAGCCAGGCCGTAGACAAGATTACTTTGTACCGCACATCGCAAATGATAGGGGATCCACCATGACTTTCGATAGTCGAAGGTCAACTCCGCGATAACGACGATGAAATATTGATCTGACCAGCTCAACGGGATGGAGGCGCCAGAGATGCGCAAGGCATCCAGTAACTGCGCCGTGGCGTCTGCATCATTGCCGGATATGATGCCGTTGAAGACTATGTCGTCATCCGCTGCGCCCAGCACATCAATCACGCGCCCCCCGCCGGGGAGATCATGCACAACCAGTCTTTGACGGCCACCAAAGCTTATGGCAGTCGGAATTTCGAAGGACTGCAGCGTATAGGGGCCAATGGTGACGTGAGTTGCCATGAGGATGATCCCGTCGAGCTAGGAGGTGAGACCGGGCCAGCGGGGCATCATGCGGCTATTGAACTGTCGCGAGGAGGAAGGGGGACGAGCGGCTTGGCGAGCCATCGTTTCTCCCAACCATCGACCCATCTGGGCACCGTCTATCCAAAGATCGCCTGCGACAGAGGGAGTCTGGGAAGAGCGAGGGTCCGGCACATTGACCGCGGTCGCCGCAGCTGCGCCGGCGGGTGCCGGCGATGATGCGAACGGCGGTGTCGGCACACTCCACCTTAAAGCGGGAGGCGTCACGGCCAATTGCGGCGCTGGTGCGGCCGGAGCCGCCGTCGACCTTTCCAACGGCGGTTGCGATCGAAGCGCCTGCGGAGCCGATGCCGGCCGGGCTGCAGGCCGTGTCTTGTGATCTGTGGCCGCACCTGGCCTCCCACCGCTCGGCCTCTGCGCGAATGGAATGGGTGTCACTTTCAAGCCTGGCGGCGCCACAGCCGGCGCGAGCGCCGGCTGTGGCTGTCTCGATGACGAAGCCGCTGTGCTTGTCGCCGCCTTGGTGACAGCAGGCACTGTCGCTTCTCGCAGAGCACTTGGCGGCGTGGCTGCCGCGGCCACCGGGCTCATCGCGGGCGCCGGCGGATGAAGTTCAGGCGCCGGAGTGCTTGATGATGCGGCAAGTAGCTGCGTGGCTGCGAGCGATGGCCGAGGCGCCGCCGGGGCATTCGACAAGGTGATCGCTATTTGTGGCCGAGCTCGCGTTTGTGCGGGCGCAGCGGCGCTGATGTCGGCGGGTGCCGACTGAGCC